TTGATCAACATCATTATTATTAAGCTGCACAAGAGGAACGTTATACGCTCCAGCAGATGCATTGTTTGTGATTTCTAAGGTGGCTGCGGGAGAGTCTACGGAATCACCGATGCTTACTCTATTGGATGACCCCTCAACAAAAATCATATGGGTTTCGTCATCGGATTCAATTCGAAAGTCGTTATCGCCGCCACCATCATTGAATACTGCCGCGCCTGAAACATTAAGATTTCCTGCAATGTCAACACCCTTGGCAAAGATTGCATTAGTGCCCGAAAGAAAAGATTTAACTGTTGCAGAGCCGGAAGCGCCAATATTGCCTGCAACATCAAGCGCACCAAGATAGCCGGTACTAGATCCCGAGAAGCTTCCCGTAACACGGAAGGGACCGGCGACGTTAAGCTGGTGATTAAAGATGCCTTTGGAGCCCGAGAAGCTTCCCGAAACTCTTAAATTATCAGCGACGTTAAGTTGGTTGCTGAAGATACCTTTAGACCCAGAGAAATCTCCTTTAAAGGTTGTTGAGCCAGAAACCCCGAGATTGCCTGCGACATCAAGCTGGTGATTAAATATGCCTTTAGATCCCGAGAAGCTTCCTGTAACACGGAAGGGACCAGCGACGTTAACGCCGCCCCCGCCGCCAAAGATGGCATTAGTCCCTGATAAGGTGGACTTGAGCACGGACGAACCTGAAACTCCTAATTGCCCACTTGTTTCTATCCCGTATCCAAAAATTCTATTGGACCCAGAAATACTTCCTGTAACACGAAGCGGTCCAGCGACGTTAACGCCACCGCCCCCGCCGAAGATGGCATTAGTGCCTGAAAGTACAGACTTAACTGTTACGGAGCCGGAAGTGCCAATATTGCCTGCAACATCAAGTGCGCCAAGATAGCCGGTACTAGATCCCGAGAAGCTTCCCGTAACACGGAAGGGACCGGCGACATTGAGTTGACTAGTGAACAAGCCCTTGGAGCCGGAATAGTTTCCACCAACATTAACGTTTCCAGAAGCATTAACGTCTCCGCTTGTCAATATTTTATAAGCAAAAACTTGTCCGGTGCTGCCGGATGCTCTTAGGTTTCCTACTTTTAGAGTACTATAATTGCCTTCGGCAATATCGTAAGCTCCTCTCTCTGGTCCAGGTGCGCCAACTTTTCCAACAATAAAACTTGCGGAGGTTTGATCCCAGAGCAGCGCTTGGTTGTTATCGGTTGGAAGACCAAAAATAAACCCACGGTCACCAGCAGCACCTGTCATAGCACTTGACGTTCCGAATCCAAGACCGATTATTGGATCGTGTATAACAAGGTTACTTGAGGAGATCGAAAAACTTGAGCCACTGACAATTAAATCGCCATTAATGATAACGCTTCCCGTAACCAGAAGGGAGTTCGATGCAGTATTGAATATTAATCTAGCGCTGCCGGTTAAAACACCATTATTAGTGCCCCCATCGTTGTCGTCTCTAAATTGTAAAGATCCGGTAGGTCCACTTGCGGTTAGTGCGCCTTTTATATAAGCCCATCCAAATTCGCCCATTACTTAAAGCTCCTATAATATATATTATTCGTCAATATAAATAGATAGCAAATGGCAATAAGGGCTCTCTTATTTAAGATTTGTAGTGCTGCTCGAACCTATAGGGTGGGGGCACCCCACAGTTCGATAATAAACTGTCCAGCATTATATGCGGCTGTTGCGCTGCTGACGGTAGTACCGGCACTGAGGTATAGATAAAGATCATCGGCGGATCCCAGCGCTGCGAGAACATCCTCTGGTGGAGGGGTTCGTTTCGCACCGATGGACCAATCTACGCTACCACAATCAAGCCACAGAGGGTCACCGCTACCGTCTGCGGCTCCGGCGCGATTAGTAGTGCTTGCTCGTAAATCGATATTTTTTGTGTGGGTGCCCGCACTGTTAGGAGTTTCCATACAGCCCATTCGAGCTTCATAGACTATTCCGTTTATTGCATATGTAAGTTTTGTAAGATAAGCATTGGCATCCGTGGTGTCGCCAATGACCTTGCCAACAGTGTCCGCCGAACTAAGACCTGCGATATCAATTAAAATTGTGGTTTTAATTACGCCGTTTTTCTTCTCTACATACATAGTTTGAGAAGTGGCATCGCTAACGCCAGATCCGGCGGCTGTGGCTGTGGCAGTTGTCATTGTAATATCGCCACCGGCAGCGGTGGCTGTAATGTCACCATCGATAGTAAGTGTCAAGTTGGCAGCGGCTGTATCAGCATCGATGGTTTTTATAGTTAGTGCACCCTCGCCACCGACAGCTAGAATAGCCATATCGTTATTATTCGCATCGGACTTCATCACAATGTCAGCACTCGTTGCAGAGTCGTCGTCTGTAATAATGACAATGCCATAGTTATTTGTTGCGTCAGTGGCTTTTATGTCCACACCAATATTGGTGTTATTACCCGAGTTGCTTGCAGAATCGACATCAATATCAAGACCCTTCATCGTTACTGCGGAGTTTGAATCGTTGGTGGCAGCGTCTGCCATGTTGATTTCTAGTGCAGTATGACCTGAACTGACTGAAGCAGCGACGGTACCATCTTTATCGAAATCATATAAGATACCGACTGTCGAAGCGCCTGGGTCGGTGGCAGCGTCATTGTGATCGATGGCAATTATTTTTCCTGAAAGCAGGCAGTCATCGACACCAATGCTAATTACGTTTCCAGTTGTTAGAGCATCAGCAGAAATATCCAATGCTGTTCCACTTGTTAAAGCATCACCGTTAATTTCAGCAATGATACCAGTTGTTTGTTCTGAGTCGATTTTGAGCGCTCTGGCGGCTGCGTTTGCCGCTGTATCAAAGTCGATTTCTAAGCCAATACTAGCGGCAGAGCCTGCTCTGTTGCCTGTCTGTGCAATCTTGACCAAACTACCAGCATTATCATTGGTTGCGGAATCTGAAATATTAAGCGCTGTTCCGGTTGTTCTCGCATCAGTAGAAATATCTATTGCTGTTCCAGTGGTTAATGCATCGCCATTAATTTCAGCAACTACACCAGTTGTCTGCTCTGAATCAATTCGGAGCGCTCTTGCGTTTGCGTTTGCTGCTGTGTCAAAATCGATATCTAAACCGATGCTTGCGGCAGAGCCTGCTCTGTTGCCTGTCTGGGCGATCTTGACCAAGCTTCCTGCACTGTCTCCAGTTGCAGAGTCTGAGATGTTTAACGCTGTGCCGGTTGTTCTTGCGTCGGTGGAAATCTCTAATGCGACCCCTGTTGTTATCTGATCGGCGTCTACATCAATTACTTTTCCTGTTGTTTGTTCAGAGTCAATCCATAAAGCCTTAGCAGCGGTACCGGCTGTGGAGTCGAAATCAATATACACCCCGGCATGAAGATTTGAATCATGCCCACGGTCGCCAGTAGATTTGAACTGAGCCAGCACAGAGTTGCCGGTGCCTGTATCTGTGCTTGTACTTGTTACGCTTAATCCAGCACCTGTTGTTAGATCATTAGCGGTGACTGCGACTGCTGCGGCAGTTGTTACATCAGCAGCGATATCAACAGCGTTGGCAGTTGTATTTGCAGCATTGATATCAAGTGCAACTTTATCAAGATCGTTACTATTAAGCTGCACAAGGGCAACACCGGTTGCGCCAGCAGATGCGTGGTTTGTAACCTCTAAAGTTGCAGCAGGAGCATCGTCTGAATCGCCAATGCTTACGCGGTTGTTTCCAGCGTCAACAAAAAACATGTGTGTTTCGTCATCGGATTCAACTCTGAAATCCTTGTCTGCTCCACTATCATTAAACACAGCAGCGTCATCGATAGAAAAGGTTGAGCCATCATAAGTTAAGTTAGCTTCGCCATCTAATTCGGTTGTTGTTGAGCCAATCGTAACAAGGCGGCTTTGTGCTTTATTATTAAGGGCTGTAACGGCACCCTCACCACCGCCGCCCGAGCCAGAAAAGAAACTTGTTAAAATAAATTCGTCATCAGAATTTAACGCAACATAACTGCCTGCCCCTGCTAGTGTTCCACTTTCGGGAACCATTCCTGGTTCAAATTTGCTTCCTTGAAAACCCATTAAAAACCCTCGTTAAGATCCATCAAGCGTGGTTAAGCCTGAGCCAGTCATAGTTCCAGCCCATTCTCTTGGCACGGGAATTTGTGTTAATTCGGCAACAATAGTAAACGAAGCAGAACCATGTACGCTATCGTCTACACAAGAAACATAAATAGAGTCTGCTTTAACATTGAAAGTATATGAGTCTTCTTTGGAATTAAAAAGCACATAATGTAAACCGTTTACCACATTGGTAGAGGCAGTTGTGTTGAAATGTACACGTATATCATGAGTGCTTTGATTAATTACAGTAATATTTTTTGTAATTTTAGGAAATTCAAACCGAACTTCGTGCCCCTTTCCCAGAGCACTGGAGCCAGTAATCCACGGAATTCCCGCAACCTGATAAGAGCCAACGTTATTAACTCCTACTTTATAATGACTAAAAGGATCTGAACCCATTAAACAACGCTCCTATAATTATAATTGTTTACTATAAATAGGTTGTACATGGTATTAAGAGCCACCTTGCTAAATTTATTCATTAAGCTATTCCTCGTTATATGGAGTTCACGCCCAGATAACAGGTGACGCTGTTACCTCCAGCATAGGTGGTACATCTAACAGCAACTCTTTCGGCACCCTCAATTGGGATTATATAGTACTGGTCTAGGTTGGCAGCTACTGTTACTTCGATAATAGTATCAGTGCCTGCATCTGGATCTATAGTGTGTAGGTTACCCCATTGATTTGCAAAAGAGTGGTATAAATAAAATGTAAATTTGCATGTGCCAGCATTGTTGTTCATAAGTACAACATGCAAGTTCTTGTTTTGACCGTAATTTGCATAACCATCGGCCGCTGTCTCGGGGGCGGAAGTTGTGGCTGTAAAAGTATACGCAAGCACGCCAGCATCGCCATTGCTCGCTAGGTTAACAATTGAACGAGTTCGTCCGAATGATTTGTATTGGTTAGGTCCAGAATCTGCGCCCATTGTTATTAAACTCTCACTTTTTCCTTATAATTAGTACCTAATAATTAGTATCTAATTACTTCTTTTTTCTCTCTAATTTTGCTGTTTCTCGTTTTCTACGAATATTTTTTTCTCTTCTAACTTCGGATGGCTTTTTATAATACCTTCTTCTTTTAACCTCGTCAAGAATTCCGGCTTTTTTTACTTTACGAGTAAATCTCCGAATCATTTTCTCTGGTCGGTCTTTGCGTAAGGGCTTGACAGAAATATTAACTACTTTACTCATTTAAACATATGTGACCAGTTTTTATTGGTCCCTCCAAAAAGTTTACTAATGTCAGCACCGGCATCTGAAGGATCGATTCCTGAAAGTGCAGCAGTTTGGTCTGATTCCTGTAGTGCGGGGGACGTGCCTTCAAAGAGGTCTACCCCGTTGTAAGAATCGGCTCCAATAGCATTCAACATTTTCTTTCTTGTTTCCTGTATTTTTTGGCGTGCCACTTCTTCTTCTTGCTGCCTTTGTTCATCTTGCTGCTCAGAAGATATAACGTGCTGCTTTGATTCAACAATTGTACCACCTCCAAGCCCTTGAGCCACCTCGGATACAATATTAGACAAAATGCCTTCTTCAAATATCACTTCTTTAATACATTCTTTTATAAGCGGTCTAAGAACCTGCTTCAACTCTGATTTTTTCATTTATCCCTCAAAACATCATTAAGTGCTCTGTTGATTCTATCTGCCTTTGTGATAATGTTTGATTGTTTGTTTTCTTTCACCATGAAGGCACCCGTTGTAGAGGGTTCAGAGACAAAATCAAAACAAATTAATTGAAAGTCATCTTCAACAATTGTTTGTCCATTTGATTCATGAACAGAACCCATGCCTCTGGAAGATATGCCAAGCTTAACTCCGCTTTCTACAAGAGAGCGAAGAATTTGCCCGGATGGAGTATTCAAAATTTGCACCTTACCCATAACAGCATCGCTGTCCCACCATACTTCAGTTACAAGGTGGGCGGCATTTGCCAAATTAATAACCGCAGAATCTGGATGATCAAGCTCGCCTAGCGCACGTCTTTCACGAACAAGCTTGCCATAATTATCCACTTCCCGTTCTAAAATGGGGCGGCTATAGACACGACCATTGCCATTGAGATGGTTACATCTTTGCATAACACCAGTTAAAAACATAGCATTATCTTCACGAACCATTCTTTTTTCTTCTTCTGTCAGAAGATCATCGCACTTCCCGTTGGGACATAGTTCATAATATTCTGTTAATAATAATTTACTCATTTTAGTTTTCCATATGCAGGCGCAACCTGCGGGATCTAAGAACCCTTACAACACCGTCTAACAGGTTGAAGCATCCATCTACTTGTCCAGTTGCCCATTGTTTACTCCTATCTGTATACCATTGTCACAAAATATCATACTTAGGATATATGACGTTCCTGACGACAGCCACCCTAAAATAAAAAGATTAGCGAAAGTATACTCGAATGTAAATAGTTCTGTGTACCCATTAATTCCAAATAAAAATGCCCCGACCCAAAAGCCGAGGCACATTGGACAATGAAATAATTCTCCTAGTTTTCCCTTTACTGGTCTAACGGAATTAAATATTGTTCCATATACTAAAATCTGTGTCAAGCCATAAGAGGCAAGCACAAAATATAAGAGGTCCATATCATGTCCTGTGCATAATGCTCATGCCGTATGGACCTCGAATCCAGCCGGGTCTGATTGAGCCCTTCGTAGGCTCTTGCGGGACTTCACCGAGCGGGGTACTATCTTCGTCTGCGGGCTCTGTAATGTAATCATCGACGGCACGCTCAAATTCTTCAATGTGTTCAAAGTACGGCGCTTCTTCTTTAATAAACTTATCTATGCCGTATAGAGCAGCTTGAACCATATCATATTCTTCGTTTAAAAACATTTGTGCCTCCATTGATCCATATACAAATCCCGACTTAACGCTTTCTGGTTCAATGAGCCCCTCTTTTCTCAAAAGTAAAAACAGCCTATCTTGTGTGTCATACACTTCTTCGCTTGTTACGTCTTTGGCAAGAGCAAGTATTTTTTTACTTTCTGGGTATATTACAATATCAACATCTGGATGGTCAAATACAACTAGTTGATTACCGAGTGTTTTTCTGACCTCTAGGGTGATATCTTGTTTGATACCTATCTTGGCTTTAATGCGAGGTATGGTAACTTTAATAGACATTATGCTTCAATCTCGTGCACTACATTTTGAATCTTCAAAACTTTTTCTACAAGCTCCTTGTCTACGGGACTTGTTTTAAATTCTTCGATCATTACAAGAACCGATGTGACGGATTCTTTCATATTATCATCTGAGCTTATTTCTTTGGTACCCAGAGCAGATACTAGTGCATTTTGTAGCCGTGATATTTCTTCATTTAAATATATTTTTACATCGATACCATTATCCGTAAAGGACAGAATATATCTATTTAATAGTTCTTTTTGTTCGCGCAGCAATCCTTCGGAATATGTATCATTAAATTTAGAAACAAATGTTGTGAAAACCAAATTATCAATTGGCTTCAGTTCCGACTCTATCGATGAATTGTTTTTATTTGTTAGACTAGTAATGATCTGCTGTTCTAGAATAACGCCTCTTTTAATGTCGTGCACATCTTCGTTGGAGCCGAAAAGCTGTGATAGAGTAGCTATGCTTTTATAGTTTGGTACAAAATTATTATATACCCCTGTTGACAATTGTGTATTTATTCTTTTAATCAGGTGACTTTGAGCATTATAAATATCTTTTTTATCTAGCGCCGAATGAGCTTCTCGTACTTGATAAACTAATTTTTCTGCGGTTATTGGATCCAGATCATCTGTGTCCGATAATGTGTGATATAACGCAAGCTCCTTCGACAACACAGAGTTGGGTGCAAAAAATTCTTTTAATAATTGCACAACACTTGTTTTGATTGTATCGTCTTTAGATACAACTGCCTTGGTCATTTCTCGTATTAGTGCTTCATATAGAAAAGCAGTATTTCGTTTTTTATTATGCCTTCTTCTCGTCATCTGTATCCCCTAGTCCGCTATTATCTAGTTCTGTAATTAGTTTCTTTATTTCGTGTTTTACCTCAAATAATTGTCTTTCTTCTAAATTATCATCACCACTTTCTTGTTCTTGGTATAATCCACCTTTTCTGAACTCATCCCCGATAGACGAGAGGTGATGCAAGGTTTCGTAACCTACGGCACCAGGATTATTTGTTCTGGGGGTGTTAATCTCAACTCCCCGAGCCTTGCTGCTAGTATGTCGCTTCCTGGGTCCACTCTTTCCTTTGCGTCTTTGGTCGTCTCGTTTGCCGGGTGCTGCCAGAAGGGTGTCTTCTTCACCACCTTCTTCTTCGCCACCAAGATCTTCGTCGCCACCCAAATCACCGCCAAGGAGATCTTCTTCTCCACCGAGATCTCCACCGAGTCCGCCACCGAGTCCCCCGCCGACATCTCCACCAAGACCACCGGCAGCACCTTCCATGGCGGCAGCGACCTGTTCAAGTTCAGCATCAAGGCGTCTATCAAAAAACATCTCTCGCTGATTGCGTATAAATTCTTCTTCAGATAAGTTGAAAATATTATCCGCAACCCAGCGACGACTAAAGAACCCTTCAGTTGCGGATGCGGCAATGTCAAACTTAGTTTTCCAATGTTCAAGTTCCTGAAGTTCTGCAATCTTAGAAGGGTTGCTTAAGGAAAGTTTGAAACTAATAAGATCTGCGCCCCTATATCCAAGTGTATAGAGATGAATAATGCCAACTTTTTCTAATTCAGTTATAACAGATCTTTGTAGTCTTTGAATCGTTCTTGCAAACCTAATATCCTTTTGGGCAAGAGTTGTTTTATCTTCCTCTGCCCCATCACCACGAGACAAATACGAAGCAGGAATTTTAAGAGCAGAAAATAACTTATCCCTTAAATATTTAACATCATCAATATCTCCAGTATATGAGCCTCCTGGTAACGTTTCGATCTTAGAGGATACTCCTCCACGAACGGGGATAAAATAATCCTCTTCAGTGCTCATTGGATTATAGCGCAAATCAATACGTCCCGTATCGGCATCAACAACTTGGTTGCGTTTCATTTGCGTCATAACTCTTTGCATATATTGCTCGACATCATTGGGTGCAACGTTGCCAACATCAATATAGAATACACGACGCTCAGGAGAACGAACAATTCGATATGCCATCATTGCATCTTCAAGAAGAATTAGTTGTCGGAAAATTCTTCGGGCTGGCTCAAGAATTGATGTTCCATAGGGAGCATACTTATCATTGCCTAAAATTCTAAAATGTGCAATCTGCCAATTCTCAAAAGTCAAACCACCAGAGTTCCACTGAAACTGGACATATTTAGGATTGTCTTTATCTTCACCTTCCAGTCTTTCAATTTCGTGTGTGGGTAATCCAACAATAGATTGAACCCCAAGCCGTTCATCAATGTCTAGATATAAGAAAAAATCTCCGTATTTGCACATTGTGCGCGACCAGCCGAAAAGATTAAAGTCAATATTCAAAACGGTATGATATAGCTCATGCAGTACTGCTTTGATTTCTTCGTTGTGGCACTTAATGCCTAAGAGTGGTTGCAAATCCGACGAAGTTGTCATCTCATCTGCATAGATATCTAGACCAGATGCAATTTCGGGAGTATACTCCATTTGTTCAAAATCTTGGTATCTTTCAGCACGAAGCTGGTTTGCCATGATAGCGGTGCTTAACTGCTCGAAAGGATTATAAGATGACTTTTTAAAATTCAATCCACCGGCTGATTGAAATTTAAACTTGTCTAATTGTACTCTGCGAAGTTTTCTACTTGTCTGTGTACGGTAATTAATGAGTGGACCAGAAAGCAAACGAGTTAGCTGTCTAAAGAGAGCAGACTCATTGTTTTTAGGATTTTTATTATTTTTTGCCATTTATCTTATCCCTTATATAACCAACCAAATTGTTTGTGTGTATCTCTTGCCTGTTGCTCTTTGCCTTTAAGATCCATTTCGCTTCGATATCCTTCCTGTCCCTTAATTTGATTGTTTATTTTTGTAGATGCCACGAACATGGAATTCGCAAACGCATCTCTGTATTCTTGATCTAACTTACCTGCCTCAAAAGCCGTATCTCTTACCCAACAACCAATTGCCAAAGCCATAGTTAAATCGTCATTATAGCTTCTCATCGCCTCGGGGCGACCGTGGTTCCAGATAAAGGTTTTTAGCTCATTTAGCATTCTAGAAGAATATACGGTAATTAGTTTATTTCTAATGAATTCTTCCATTTTTGCAATAATCAAAGGACGGGTCTTAGAAGTGGTCGAGAAACCGGCAATAGCATTAGACATATTTTCGCCCCTCAACTGTTCAACATATTCATGTGTTGACTTGATAGAGAAATATATATTATTATATCTTAGTTCCTGCAACTTTGTTAATACTGCAATCCCAACGGAATTGTTTTCTACAACAACCATGGCATTATTAAATTCTCGCCCAATACTGTTAATCATATCAGAATATACATCAAGAGTGGGTTTTCCTTGATATTCAGCAACTATTTCCATAGTTTCTAGCTTTATGACGTGAAGTGTAGAATTGTCTTTACCATCTCCTCGCGCTACATCTGCCGACAACAGGTAGTTGTAGCCATCTTGTGCCTTTTCCCAAATCCAAAAATTTCTATCAAACCCTGTTCTATATTGAGGTTCTTTGATTAATGTGTGCATCCAATCCAAATCATCTGGGTGGATAACCGTTTCTCCAGACATATTGAAATTACATTCAAGCTCTTGCGCTATTTGTCTGCGAGACATGTTTTTAGTTTCTTTTTCAAACCATTCCTTGTCTCTATTGGGATGCACATCCCAGGGTAGAACAGTGGGGTAAAAATCATTCTGCTCTTGTGCTGAATCAGCGTATATTTGATGAAACCAATTTCCGACACCGTTAGGAGTGGATAGAGCGATGCACCGCCCACCTGTTGATAGAGTGGGATAAAGACCGGTCCATAGCTCGTCTAAGCCTTCGACGTGTGCTGCCTCATCAATAACTAATAATGATAGTGCTTCGGAACGTCCAGCATCAGAAGAAGTAGATGATGCTTTAATTTCGGAGCCGTTTGATAGCACAAATGACGCCCGATTGTCTATGTCTATGCTTGCTATCTGCATCCAAGGAGGCAAGTTTTTAATAATGTGCTTTACTTTCTTTACAAGATTTCCTGCCGTCTGAAACTTGGTCGCAATAACTAGAATATTCTTATTTCTATGAAATAACATCATCCAGGCAATGTAGGCAGCAGTTGTGGTGGAAATACCTAGCTGTCTTGCCTTCAGTATGACATTAAAGCGATGAGCATTAAAGTCCTTAAGCAATTCTTTTTGGAAGTCATATAGTTTAAAAGGAATCAGCCCGTCTATGGGGTGAGCAATTCGTGCGTAATTATCAATAAAATAAACCGGATCTTTGCCGCTTTTTAATATTTCCTTTAAAATTTCATTTTTTGTAAGTTCAAACGACATCTAATCATTTTTTATTTGCTTTTTTCCACTTGCCAAGAGCCAGGAAATCACGAATAGACTTGTCCAACCTATCCTCAGAAGGTTCGGCTACTGGTAGTACTCCGTCGAGATTACCAATTTTATAGTGGCGTTTTCCAGTAACAAATACGCGAACTCTTGAAGTATTTTGAACTACGACACTGACTTCGCCTTCAGGGGTTAGTGAAAGAGAGTCGCCAGTAATCTTTTTGTATTCTTTCTTTAAGAAGTTGGCAACGTTCTGAATCATATCTTCTACGTCTGCCTCAATATCGCCCGCATAAACCTCTTTAAGTTTAATGTCGCTTTGATAACTAATACATAAAAGGTTGCCGTGGAATGTTACACCGAAACCATCAACAACACGAGAGTCGGTAATGGGGTCACCTTCTTCCCTCTTTAGCCCTATCTTTCTTGCCTCACCGTCAAAAGAATACTTTTCATCTTGTGAGCCATCATAGCCATTTGCGGCTGCTTGTGAAATTCCTCTTACAATGTCTAAAACTGTTGCCATTTATTTATTTTCTCCTTTATTGGGACGCCATCCGGTCGCCCAACGCTCTTCTCTATTTTCAACCCACTGGATATAGCACTGAAAACAACAATCATATTTGTTCATGTAGATATCATCCTTAGAATTGAAAGAATAAGTTTCACAAGTGGAACAGACTCTGTTGCTATCTTTATTAAGTAGTTTTTTTGATATTAAAACTCCCTGAACTTCTACTTTTTCAGTCTTTTCGGATAATTTCCTAAGTTTTTTATTAAAAAGCCCAAGTTGTTCTATGTATGCCTGCTCTTTTTCCGGTGTCCAGTCTTTTGCGGGATGCTGCACGGTGTCTGCGCCATATTTATCTGCGATTGCTTTTTCCACTTTTATCACGTAATTTGGATCTTGTTTGGGCTTTGTCATTGTGCAATGTTTGTTGCGGCATAAAACACTCCCAAAGAAAGTCCGATACCCGCAACGGCACCACCTGCTAGCCACCAATGATTATTTTTATTTGGTTGTTTAAGCGACATCTCTCTATAGGTATTAATTTCATCATTCTTGATATCCATCAAAAGCGTGTGTTTTTCGTTCAAAGAGTCGTGACTTATTTGAAGCGTCGATAATTGCAATTGCATTTCGGAACGCGCTTTCGCTACTTCATATTCTACCAACAAATCACATTCGGTTAAAGAATATTGGTGCGCCGTAATTAATTCTGCTGTGGCTGGTGGGTTAAACAAGGTGCCCGCAAAAGGTGCTGTCTCACCTTGTTCCAGGTGTGTAAACATCGGCTCTTCTTCTGTGTCTTGCGCGTAGGCAGGGGTGCATAAAAACAAAGCAAAGCTTAGTATCGGTGCCACAATCTTATTCCACATACTTAAATCCAAACTCCTCTGTAATTGCCTTGTTGGCAAATTCTGGATCTTGATCAAACATCGTTATTAATTCTAAATATCTTGCTCTTTTGTCAATAGTTAAGTCGTCCAAGGATCTTTCATAGTGCTGTTCCAGTTTTATTAGTGCCTCGGTGCGTTTGCGAATTGCTTCATTTCTTTTTTCTATTTCGGCATTGTGGATGCTGTCCAGCACTTCAACTTCCTTTTTATAGCTCTCGATAGTTGTATCGAGCACTTTGGCATATGCACCAACGTTCTTTCTCGCAACGACCCAAATAACGAGAGTCCAGGCTGCGACCGCAGCAAGCTTCCAATGGTG